ATGACCTTTCTCGTAGGTTAAGTTAAGTAAGAACACGTTAATACTAAATGACTTACCAGAACCACGACCTCCAGTTACAATAAAGTATCTTGAAGGTTCTTTAAATAGTGGTATGTATTTTGTGTGTATGTTTAATTTACTCATCTTTAGGTGTTACGTCTATAATCCTTTCTTTAACCTTTTTGCTGATCTCACTATCGCCTATAAAGTTTATAATAGGAGCTTTAACGGTTGTTCCTACATTATCTCTATCTTCTTCATACATCATATCAGTAAGTAGCTTTATATGATTGTAACTACCTTCTTTAGCTTTCTTAGCTATAGACTCAAACATAGCAACCTCACTACCAAATACATTCTTGATAGCTTTCTTTGCATATTGCTTCTTGCGACTCTTCTTTGCTTGATTAAGTGCTGGTTTATTAGACCTCTGCATTGGAGGTACTGGTAATTTAGGTATAGACTTCTTCCTAGAGTTACCCTTTCTGCCGTCGGTATTCTTTATTTCAGTTGATTTACTCATAATAAGATAACGTATTTTTAATTATTCTGTATTTTCATCATCGCCAATACGCATAATCATCTCACTAAATCTCTCCTCTAAGATAGCTTTGTAGTTGGTTATAGCCCTAAATACTCCAGCACACTCTAAATAACTCTCCTCTTCTTCTAGTAACTCAAGAAAAGCCTCAACCTCATAAAGCTCTATCAATCCCTTCTCTAAATTGTATAGGTATATCTGGTAATAAGCCTCTATTACTTCTGAATTATCTTCCGTGTATTTTGATACTCTCACCGCAATCTGTTTTTAATGTTAATAGTGATTTACATTCATTGTACTTCTCCTTAGATTCATCTCCATACAACTCTTTGAATAAAGTATAAACTCTCCTTGTAGCTGAGAATGGTGTTTTAACGTCTTTTAAGAGCTTATTAGCGTATGCCTTTCCGTAACCCTTACAATAATTAATATTGTCTGCTGTATCGCCTATAATCATCTGACTATAAAAGTTAATAGTAGCTTCTTCTTCTGATATCTTAGATAATGTTTTCTTTTTCCAATGATAATCATAAAACCAGCAAGGAAATTGCTTATAATCCTTATCTATAGATACAATAATAACAGAATCTACTCCTCTTTGTTCTGAAACTCTCTTCCATAGTGTAGCTACTACATCATCAGTCTCAATACCTATGCCATAATGAGATTTATACTTTCTTTTAACTAAATTATGTAGCTTATCAAGTATTGGAGGTCTATCCCCAGTTCTATTAGCCTTATACTCTTTAGATATATCGTTTCTAAAATTACCTTTAGAACCGTTACATACTATAAACTTATCTACCTCCACTTGATCTTCTAGCTCAGCAAATATCTTATCAAGTCCTTCTTGAAACTTCTCGTAAGCCTTATCTATAGTTAACCACTTCTCTTCTGACTTAGAGTCAAAGCAAGATGCGTAAATAAGGCTGTCTGCGTCAAATAATACTACCAAAACTTACCGACTCTTCTAACTTTGTTTCTAACTCTTGACCTTTCTATGCTCTCAACCCACTTCTCATCTGACTCTTGTTCAGCTCCTTCTCCAATATTCTTATCGCTAGTAACGTAAGGGTCTGGCTGCATTGTAATAGGGTTGTAGTTATGTTCCCAAAATCTGTAGTCTCTTTTCATAATTATATATTTTTATATTGAGTAGCAAACATACAAAATATATTTGACATACACAAGTTTATTAAAATAAAAAGCCTAACATTTTACTGCTAGGCTTTTTATTCTCTTATTTATAGGTAGCTAGGTATCTTTTTAAGTTCTGTACGATTCTTGATATACAAGAGGAACAGCTTGTTGTCCTACTTTCATTGGTGCTAAAGATATAATTGTATATCCCAACTACCCTAATCTTATCATCGTAACCTATAGTAGAGCCAGTCCTTTCAAAAAAGTCTGTTAGAAACACATAATCATCTTCCTTTATACAGTTAACTCTCTTATACTTAAACACTTGATTGAACCTTTCTTGTCTTTCGTCACATCCACAATCCTCTCCAGCTATAAACTTAACAACCTTATCTATTCCAGTAGCTTTAGTTACCTTTGCTATAGTATCGCCTAACCCCTTAGATTGACTCTCTACATTATTTTTTAATGATTTGTAACCTTGCTCTAGCTTAGTAGATTTCCATTGCTTATACTCCCTATAATCTCTTGACCTTTTGTCTATGGTGTTATAGTAACCTCTTTCTTCTAAATCTAAATAATATTTATCTGGTTTCATAATTTATATTTTATGCGTTCTGTAGGTTAAAGCCCCAAACGCTGTTAAACTCATTAATACTTACTTCTTCAAATGCTTCATAAAAAGCACTCTCTATTTTTTTAAGTTTATATACTTCATTGCAGTAATTTCCTTGCCAAACCCATTTACTAAACCTAGCAACTCCATCATATACAGAGCATATAACATTATTATTGTTTTTGTGTCTATAATATCTTGTCATAATCTCCGTTAAAGTAATCCATTAAATCTTCTGATAACTCTCCTTTTAAAACCTCTCTATAGCTTTTTACAGAGTTATGTATAGAGTTTAGTCCTATACCAGCTCCTTTAGCTATCTGTCTTAATGAGAAACCCTTAATATAATATAAGTCAAACAGTTGCTTATCGTAAACCTTCCAGTCTTTAGTTATACTGCCTATCTTAGACATAATTAACTCAAATGATTCATCCTCGCTACTCTTGTAATCATCAGTAGCTATATCGTCTTTATCAATTATAATCTCGCAAGTCTTTATAAACTTCTTAGAGTTCTTCTTTCTATATTCGTCTATAAATAAACTTCTTAACAACTTCCATACAAAATACCTATTAATTTGATCTTTATACGTTATGTCTCCAACAGACCTCTTACCTTCCAACACTACTAGATACATTTCTTGAACCAAGTCTTTAGCCTCATCCATATCATCTGTCATATTGTAAGCTATTCTAATCCAGTCGTCTTGTTGCTTTGCTAATAATTCTAACATTATATTTCTTTTATTATTATTTCTACTCTTGGGTTTTCCCTATCTAGTTCTGTTGGTAATATAGTCTCTTTCTTAACATAATCATCGTTATCATCTTCCCAGCAACCATACTCTGTAATAGAATCTAATAAAAACTTAGCTACAACACTAATAACATTCATCTTATCTAAGCGTCTTTTAGATGCTTTATAGACCTTGTAAGTTATTTCTACTGGTGTTTGTATAGATAATCCCTCTAACTGCTCTCTAAGCTCTTCTGAATACACCTTTTTGGCATTGTTATTGACTCTGTGATGAAGGTTTCTGTATGTATTCATATTTAAAGACACTCTTTTATCTTTAACTGTCTTTCTGCTTAGTGTAACAAATAGAGGGGATATTATCTTGTGTTTCATTATAGGTGCATAGGTTCGTTAATAGCGTGTTTACCACCAAATACAACTGCACAACCTATAGCTGGTTTCTTAAAGTTTTTACCATAAGCCATAGCATAAGATTTACTATCTATACCACATCCTACTGCGCAACCAAACACTTTATAGTTAGCACCTACAACAAACTCTGTAAACATCTCTGTATGTCTGTGTCCTTGTACTGTACTCATCATATCATCTTTAGCTTTCTTTGTAGCTCTACCAGACTCTCCGTGAATGTACTGAACACCATCATATACGAATCTAGTATCATAATTCCAATTAGGAGTCTCTAACACTTCTCCAAATGTCTTGATCCATCTCTTAGGTACTCCAGAACTAAATGCTTTACGAGAGATAATTCTATCGTGGTTACCAATACACACATCTGCTACTGGGAATGCTTCATACCATCTAGCCAACTTCTTAATAGCTTGGTCTAACTCATCTCCTCCACCTAATCCATCTGGGTCTGGCTCGTGATAAGAACTGTAATGATTGTCAATAACATCTCCAATAAACACAACCTTATTACAGTTATGCTTTGCGTAAATCTCTTTACAATGCTCTAGGTAACCATCTAAACAAAATGGCTCGTGTAAATCTCCTATTACTAATACTCTATCTTCTTTACCTACTAAGTAATTGTAAGCTTTTAAGATATTTCCTTTAAGTCTTGGACGAAAATCTTTCTTATTTTTCATAATATAAATTTAATCAATTATTACTTATTATTCAACTATACTTATTAGAAACTATAAACATCATCTGGGTTATCTACCTTAGGTAAACCGTTCTCGTCTAGTCTAAAGTCAAACTGTTCAAATGGTGTGTTTCTACTTCTTTTGCAAGATACTGTTATAGCACCTAGTTTATTAGGATCTCTTTCTAATTGTATTTGAGTTTCTGCTTTCTTTTCTAAGAAACTACCTAAGTGACCAGTAGGCTTATCTGAACCAAAGTTAGAGTGTATTACGGTAATAATATGGCAATCATAAATAGTCGTCCAAGCCATAATCTTCTGTACTACGAGGTTTGATTCCTCAAGATTGTTTGCGTCAGAAACTAAATCGGCTACACCGTCAATAACTACTACACCTATCTTTTTACCAGCATCTGTTAATGTTTGCAAATAGTATTCTATAAAGTTTATTCTATCTCTAAACCCTATCTTTCTTAATGCAAAAGTATGATAGAAATCTAAGTTAGATTCTTTATTCATCCATTGAATACGTTTAAATACACGCTGTGAATGCCAGTCTCCTTGCTCTGTATCGAAGTGGATATACTCTCTATCCTCTCTAAAAGAATTTAAACCAGAGGTATGAGTTCCATTTGGGTTACAATAAGCAGAACCTAATAAGCTAACAAAAAATGTCTTCATAGACTTAGGAGGTGCTTGTATAAAGCTAAAGTTGCCATAAGTTCCAATAGGTATAGGAAACTCCTTAATCTCTCCATCTCTTGTTACTACCTCTTTAGTCTTATAGCTAATTGCTACTGGAGGATGCTCTATCTTTTCATTAATATTAAT